CCGGCGTTTACAATGAATGAGACCGGATCAGTCTTGAATGGCCAATCCGTTCCCATTAGGTCATCGCGTATCTCATTCTGATACGCAACATATTCAGGACTCTTGAATGTCCTCTTGCCTCTCGCTCCGAACATCCTGTTCGCAGACAGTGGCTTGGTCTTGAATGTGTTGTCTAACTTCTTCATAATGTTTGTTTACTTCCTTAAGTAAATAAGAGTCATCAATCTGTTTTCTAATATCGTCATATTCCTTCCATGATTTTAACATAGTTAGTAGTCGAAGACTTATACTTGGATCTCCTGCATTATGTTCTACCCATGCTTTCTCTACGTATTTGTATCGATCTTTCATAGGTATGCCATCAAGTATCTTACGAGCTTTAACTTTACCTATACCTTTAATGCCTGGTATGTTATCACCAGAGTCTCCTATTAAACATTGCATATGTAAGTTAAGATCAGCTTCGTCATCATTAATAAAGCTATGTTCTTTCTTATTAAAGTTATAATGATTACCTGGTATCTGAAGTAGATCTTTATCTATACCTACTACAAAGTAAGGCATGTCCATTTCTCTAGCTTCATAAGCCCATATAGCTACTAAGTCATCTGCTTCCATATCGTGTGCTTCAATAGCATCCCACTTGGAAGTCATGTGTGCATGACCATAGCTTAAGGCTTCTTTTAGATCCTCATCTAGTTCTCTACGATTAGCTTTATACTCTTTGTATAAGTCTTTACGAAAGTTACCTTTACCTTTAACAGCTACTCGAAGCTTACCCATCATACAGGTAGCCTCTATCTCTGTCATTAGCTTATCGATATTCTTTCGTATATCGTTCTTCTTCTTTGACGCACACGCAGATCTAAAGTATATAGAGTCTGCATCAACTAAGACTACTGAGTCAGTTGATATAACGTCGTGGTTAGTGGATGTCTGCATAAGATTTTCCTTTCATATAATCACCACCGTTCATACAGTTAATGTTGAACCACTTTGGTCCTTCAGTAAATGCATCTTGTAATATTTTACCTACTTTATCTGCATCATCAGGATGCGATGTAAATGCTAGCTCATCATGATAGAAGAGTCGGGGCTTAGCTCTAAGACCTTGACGATCAACCTCATTCATAGCATAGGAGAGTGCAGCCTTACAGCTGATACCTTCCATAGATTGTAGTAAGTAATTTAAAGTTTGATGTTCAGCAGGGCAGAATACAGGTCTACCATCTACAGCAGGGAAATATCCTTCACCTGTACTGTGATTAGTATTATTCCATGTATAACTTAGTTTACGTTTTAATTCATCTAATCCTTTAATAGACTTAGCAAAATCGCTACGCGCTTGTCTGCCCTTAGCTGCATTCAGTTTACCAGTTAAACTCTGACCTAGCTTTGCATCACCAGCTCCAAATAGATATGCATACAAGAAAGTTTTCGCTTTATTTCTATCGGTTCTTAGTACATCTGCATTGCGCTGATGTTGATCACCGTATATAACTTCCTTAGTAAAGTCTGCGTTGTTTACATAATGACATAAACCTCGCAGCTGATTACCTGATGAGTCAGCTCCAACTAAGACTTCTCCTTCGTCCGCTTTGAATACTTCTCGAAGCTCTTTGCCCCAAGCAGCAGATACCGCAGGTAGATTAACAATAACCTCGTGCCTTGCGCGGAATGTCGGTGTACCAATAGTCCACATATTACCATGGAGGCGATTATCACGAAGGCACTCAAGCCAAGTACTAAGTACAGAACGACGGTTCCGAAGTGTATAGTAATCATCAATCATTTCTCCTATCTTACCCATCTTATGTAAAGATGTTGATGTTAATTTAGGACCAGTAGTTACCCATTGAAATCCTACTTTCTTCTTTTGATACTCATCTGGAACCCAGCCTTTAGTAATCAGCCAGTCTTTAACAAGATCCATAGATCCTAATGTAACATCTTCTATTTTATATCTTTGAAACGTGTGACCTGGTGGCATCATATGTGTATCCCAAGCCATTACTTCTTTATCGAAGTATTCACGTAACATTCTTATAGTAGTTGTTGTATACTCTCCGTTCTTCTTAAACTTAGGAGTTTTAGGTTCTTTATCTATGAATACTTTTCTAGTACCCAATTGAGGTTCTATTTCGTATTCAATCTCGTTCATACGAATAGTCATATTCATTACTGATTGCTTAGCTTTATCAATATCAAAGTTCCAGCCATCAGTTCTACAACGAGCATTGAATTTAGCAGTATCTAATTCTATTGATAAACCCTTTGCTATCAAGGGGTTACGTTCACTAATTAATCTAAATTCTTCTAGTAATTTATCATAAACTTTAGCATTCAGTTCAACATCTTGGACACAGTATCTCATCATTTCTTTAGAGTACTCTTCCCAATTATCGAAGTCTATTTTAGAATTATTAATGTGCTCACCCCAGCCTTTTAAACCGTGCTTATGAGTACGTTTATATCGTAATGTCATACTCATTATCCACGTATCATGGCATCGCTTTGAGTTTAACTTAGTACCATACAGTTTATCTATTTGGACGTTGTCGAATCCGATGATGTTGTGCCCGATAAGTAGTTCGGCGTTTTCGAGGAGCCTGACTCCATCAATGATGTTCGCATACCTAACACTTTCATCTGCAAATTTGTATATAGTACCCGTTTCAAGGTTCTTAGCAACAAGGCAATGTATTTTTGTAGCATCTAGTCCATCCGTTTCTATATCATAACATAGTTTCATGCTATGTCCTTTCTATTTATCTTTATTATTGTTACTGCATTTAGGACAGATTCTTCCTTTGTCCATTAGCATACGGTTAAATTTCTTCTTACACTTTAAACATGTGTAAATCTTTTGGTCTTGTTCTGCAATGAAATCATATGGCGCTTCTGACATCAGCATAGAATCCTCCCCATTTACCTCTTGAGATTTGTATAATGTTTGCAAGATCTGTGTAGGATATCTGTCCGACAGGTCTGACTTCCACTGTATCTCCTTCTTGTAAGGGTCTGTCATATTCTTCAACCCATTCCATGAAGATATATAAATCAACGATGTCATGTTGTTTAACAAAGTTAAGCATTTTCGTGTTAGATATATTGTACCACTTCTTAATAAATTTAACATCAACATTATACCACGCTGTATTCTTATCAATTGGATCGTATACCTGAGCATCAACTCGCCAATCATTATGTGGCTGCCATTCTCCGTTATCAATCTTATACCATTCATATATCTCGCAGTCAAGATCCATAAGGAATCTATTATGATCTCTACCACGTTTGTTATATAGACTCTCTTTTTCTGCTCTGTGCTTTATAAAATTATCTGTTACTTGTATCTTAGTCGTCAACATTTGTTGTCCTTTCTGATGCATCTCTAACTGTTCTATGTACGTCTATCACTGATCTAGCAATACTTTCTATATCACCTCTACATAACCCAATATCTTTTAGATCTCTATCACTTAGTCCTGATAAAGTTTTTATAGTATTATTTAGATTACGTCTACGCCTTATCATTTCTGTTATACTAAACATTGAGTAAGTCCTCCCATTTATCTGACGATCCTAGTCTATGAGTATAGTTCCTCATCTCAGGAAACTTTGTAACTGTAGGACCTATGCTTTGAGGTACACACTTCCATATTACATTACGTGAATGTTCAGGATATAAGGGCGCAAAGATAGTAGCAAGATAGTTTGTATCATAGTATTCTCTAAGGCTATCAAACATTAACCTTGTTGCTTCATCCATATGAGGTTTATAGTCTTTCATTGAAGCAAATGTACCATAGTGTTCTACAATATGATAACCTCTAGCTTCTAACAAAGAACCGACAGCTTCATATGTCATTTCGTTAACATGATTATCTGCATGACCTACCTTTTCATCGTAACATGGTGTTGAAAAGTAGCATACACCTGATGGTCCTACAACTTCAGACATCTTATCTATTATAGCTATAGCTTTAAGTGGTTCAACATGTTCTAATACTTCTAAGCATACGCCTACATTAAATGTTTCATCTTGAAACTCTAGTTCTGTAAAGTCTACATCTTGTATTAATTCAGGTTTAAATTTAGTATTATCAAACATAGATGGTAGCTCCATCTTATTGTACTCAATACCTGTATAAGATCTAGGTGCCATGCGACTAGTCATAAGAGTTCTAGCTAGTGGCATATCTTTACCACAACCTACATCTATGATGTCAGATGTTTTATATGCAGCACCTTTATTCAGATCTTTACAGATCTTAGTCCAACGTAGACAATGTGCTATATAGTCTCTATGTAGAAAGCCTCTTGCATTCGCTTGCTCTACACTTAGATGAGTGTTATCTATTTCTTTTCCTCGGGCGTTAGCCATATTAATTTCCTTTCTCTTTATATTCTACTACTATACCTGAATTCCATTTATCTGCTTCCATTTGAGCTATCCACTTGTGGTTAAACAATAGAGGCTCATCACCAGATAACTGATAATCTTTCTTTGGCTTACATACATATTCAAGTCCATCAAATGGTTCAAACATTACTGCATATTTCATTACTTATCTCCTTTGAATAGATGCTTTAATCTACCGAAGTTATTTACATGCAATGGTTCTTCCCAATCATAGGGTTTAATCAAGTCAGGCAAGCCTAGTTTATTAGGTCTACCTTCTTTAATACCTACTTCTTTAGATTTGTTTGCATGTAGTACTTCATCCCATGCTTCTTGCGGATCAACTCCTGCAATTTGCATAGTACCAATAGCAATAACGCATAGATCTACAAGACCATCAACAAACTCTTGCTTGTCTTCTTGTAAATATGCATCCATTGTTTCTTGAAATTCTTCTAATAGCATACGCATACGAAGTTTTAGTAGTTCACTTTGTTTGTGGAATGATGCTTCGTTAACCCATTTAGTTACACCAAATTTATTATGCATATCTGCTATATCATTAGGCCATGAACTCATTGTGAATCCTTTCTATAATTCTTTTTATGTTTTCTTTTTCTAAATATCTTTTTAGTTCTGTCAGCAATAACCCTGAGCTTAAACCTAGGGTTATGTAAGGCTTTAGCTACAGGGTTTCGCCGTTTCATTTTACTCTTCCGCTTCTGCGGGAGGCTCTTCTATAGTCGGTGCTACGAAGGGACTCGCTGCTTGCAGCATGAACATCACTAGTAGTACTTGAAATAGTGCCATCATATCTTTCTCCTTTTGTTTTAGGTATTTTATCTACGTGTTGAGACCAGTCGTCTGACGGATCATCTATAAGTTTAGGACCAGGTCCCATATCATCTTTATTATCACTCATGTTTCACTCCAAGTGCCCTCAAAGTTAATTTACATAATTTTCTACATAATGCTGATGCCTAGGATAAACATGTAATGAACTTACTTGCATAGTTATAGGTCCTAGTGATAATTCAGGTGCACCATGTTCGTATCTAGATCTATTAATCATTGCTAGCATTCTAGTTTGAACATGTTTAAACCATGCTATATCGTTGTTGTAACCAAATACTGCATCTTGCGAACGCATTTGTACAAGGCATTCTAGTTTATTATCTACAATAAAGAACTGCTGCATGTTAGTACAAGTGAAGTCTTTACCAGCAATCATATGCATATCAGGATGTTGATATATAAGTACAGCTTGACGTGTATAAGGTTTTTCTAATAGTTTACGATAAGCATTTTTAAATTGATTACCTCGTTCAGGTGAGAATATACACCAACCGTAGTTTGAGTTTACTTCACCGTATTCATCTGCAACATCTTCCCATATCTGTACTTTCTTACCATATAAATCAAACAGATTATAGACAGATTTACTTTGTGAGTTATACCATTCTATTTCTGCTTCTATATATTTTTGATTTGGTTTACCGAACATACATGGTTGATCAGCTATAAAGGTTGCACCTCTAATTTCTAGCATACCATCTCTAAACTGTTCGTTATCCATCATATGCTTAAACTCAGTCTTTATATCTTCTACATAGTAGTTTCTATACATTAGTTATTTTCCACTTCTGCTTCTAAATCATCTTTGATTAATTCTACTTGTTGAGAACCTTCAGTATACATTTCCATTGCTTGCTCTGCAGTTGCTGCAGGTACACAATATGTACGCTTTCTATATTCATGAATGTGAAAGTTTTCCCAATAATCTGATTCTGATTCGTACTTAGCCATCTTGACTATAACCTCGCGATTTCTCGAACTGTACAAAGTCTTCTTGGTCTTTCTTATCTCTTCTAATCTTAGCTGCATACATACAACAGTATACTGCCATGTCTATAAGAGTATCATCAAGTGCTTCGAAGTTAGTTTTCTGATCGCCTTCTGCAATATTACGCATACGTAAATACTTAGTGTGTATCATATGTATGTAACTCTGTGCACCGAATGGAAAGTAATCATCTTCTGACCATGTACTGCCTTGGTAGTCTTTAGACTTTAAGTCTTTTAAGTCTGCTGCTTCTCGTAGTACATTAGAAGCTGTTATCTCGGACTCTCCAAGTATTGTTGATATACCTAGAGTATCTAAGTTTTTAGAGTTTGCCATCATACGTAGCCCTTTCTTTGTTATATACTCCCCTTTTAGAGAATATAGATTAATAAAATTCTATAAAACAAAACACTCTTGGGTGTTTTGATCAATAGAGTTTCCTATAAGGAGAGTATACGAATATGAGTTCCCATCCAAATAGTTTAAAGAACTTAAAGCCATTCTTTGATACACAGAAGGCTCAGGCTGCTCAGAGAAACTCTGTTATTGCTAGAAAAGCTAACAAAGCTGCAAGAGAAAAGCTGAGGATTTCGGTAGAAGATTGGCAGACGTTTAAGAAAGATGTCGTTGAAGATAACGACATGACGTCTTTAGATGTTCTTAAGGTTCTTATGCATAAAGCGTTATCAGAGGACGACTTTGATACTGCTGCGGATTTAGCTAAAAGTTTAGCTGAGTTTGAGTCGCCTAAGTTGGCACGTATAGACCAGACTACTAAGGAGTTGTCGGTTGACGATATGTCAGATGATGAAATTAACGAGGCCCTGAAAGGTTTTGCAAGTGACACGGAAGACGCATAATTCTTTCTTTTTTTTGTCGGTTAGTAAAAAATAAAACCCCTAGATACCATTACGGTACCTAGGGGTTTTTTATTAGAACCTGGCAGGAGCACTAGGAATTGAACCCAGTCCTACGGATTTGGAATCCGTCGTGCTGCCGTAACACTTTGCTCCTGAATATCAGTCTTCAGCTTCAGTAGGAACACCAACTAACTTAGCAAGTTCCTCTAAAGTTTCTTTACCACAACTTGAGAGTCTATCAAAATCCCAATACAGATCTGTGATTAATTCTTTAATTTTACTATTCACTAGTTAAACCTTCCATATCTATTTCTGCCAATATGTATTTTCTAAACCTACGCTCATCGAACTTAGGATTATCTTTTGCTAGCACTACATGTATAAGATAATCTAGTGCTGGTCCGTTACAATGTTTATCTAGTATACGAGGAATGTCATGTGTACGTAGCCATTGAGCTATTGCGATGTAGTGCTTCTTATGCATCATATTCTTCTCCATCTTCTACCCAGCCATCATTACCTAACTCTAGTTCTAAGTCAGGTGCTATCTCGTGATCATGAGGAGATATTTTGAATGCTGCACGAGCTAATATGTCTGATATTGTGAAGTCATCTAGCTCATCACCTTCTGGTTGTGTGATATTGAATTCATAACTATCATTCGCTTGCTTATGGTATACGTTTAGTGTGAATTGCCATTCTTTAGTGTCTCTATCTCTTCTAGAGCGGAATTCAATAACGTTATTATCTTGTTTATCTCTTTTACCATTACGTTGTGCATCATCATTGTGCATGTAACTGCTCCTATATTTCCTGACTGTTGTTGTACTAATGGGTGAGCCATAAGATCTTTTAATGACTCAGGTGTTGCGAAGAGTTTTTGCTCTTCATATAATTCTATAGGTTTACTCTGTTGCATTCTGTAGTCCTTTCAATGCATCAATAGTGTTATCTAATTTACTAATCATATCTTCCTTAGCTCTTGACATACCATCGTCAAAGCCACGACTATAAGATGTCCATCTTGACCAGTCTTTTGTGTCGTATACGTATACATCATAATGAGTTCCGTATTTCATTGGTAGATATGAATCGTAACTTCTACGTGTACCGAAGTCTTTAAGTGAAGGACCTACGCGATGTCCACGAGGCATTAGTCTTACTGTGATAATATCAGGGTCTGTGCCTTTTAACTTAGCATTTCTACGTCGTACTTCATTCCAGTATGCTGCATTCTTTCGTAAGTACACAACGTGAGGATTGTTTTTATCTGACGTGGTAAACCTGTAGCCACTATGTATGTCTCTATTTCTTGTAGTTATCCACGTATCTTTATTTACTAGTGCCATTTGTATTTTCCTTTTTGTTTTCAAGTGTAGTTGTATAGTTTATATCTTGAAGTATGTGACCTATATCTACAAATACTTTAGCTGCTTCTTCTATATTTAAGAGTAAGCCTCTACCGTCTATTGAGATCACGATTGTTTGATCATTCGTATTGAATGAAACCTGTATTTGTTCTTCTATACTCACATCATGTTTCCTTTCGTTTTGTCGTGTATCTATTGATTTATATATACCCATAGTTATTTCCTGTTATCATAGTTGGATCTTATGAGATAATCTATTATGCCTACTGCTATAATGATTACTGCTGCATAGCTTACTGTAAGTCCTACCATTATACAGTTTTAGACTCGACATCTATCGATATTTCTTCTAGCATTGACTTACGTTTCATCTCACGTACTAATCCTTTACACAAGTGATATATATGTAAATCATTGGATCTTTTCTCTTCTTGTTTTAAGTATTTACGTAGTTTCTCCTTATATATTAGTATTGTCAGTTGAGTATTCTCTATTTCTCCACATATTGACATAAATATCCTTTCGGTTGTTAGTCGGTTCTTAAAAAAAATGCTCCATCGATATACAAAAGGAACATAAAGTACATCGATGGAGCTAGTTCTATATAACCTCGTTCTTGTTGTTCTTATCATTATGAACTGAGGTCTTAAAGCGAGCAGTTTTACACCTATCACAATAAATTGCGAAGTTCACAGCCAAGTATTAATTTCTCATTGACTATCTGAATTACTCAGGGTGCGGCCATTAATCTTAGGATAAAAGGCCTATCTCCTTTCTAGTTTAAGCAGTTTATTATACACGCCAGAGGTCGTAGTGAATCTACATAGACTTTGACAACGTGAGCTATCACATGCTTAGGTGCTTAGCATTCTTAGAATCCTAACTCATCTACAGATTTACTATCCGCAGTGGCTTGATCTACTGTAGCAGAAGTCTCTAGGAGATCATCTTCCATCTCAAAGTCTATACTGTTTGCACCTGTATATTCTACAAGATCTACGATTTGGATCTTAGTCAGAGATGTAGCGATACCAGATCTGCCCATTGCTTCGTAAGGATACTGCCATACAATAACGTTGCCAGTTGAGCCATTTCCAATCTTACGCACATCGATAACATCAGATGCTTTCGTACCGACAACTTCTACTTTGCCGTTATCTGAGCCATCTGCTCGTTTCACTTTACGCTTGAGCGATACAGTGTATACACCTGGTTCTTTCTCTTTAACGTTCAGATGATTAGCTTTAAGCTCTGCTGCTTTGTCTTTATCTTTAGTCATGAGCTGAGCTTCATATTGCTCTGTACCGAACGGGTTTACAGGTTTGTCTAAACGTAGCCAGTTTAAGATTACGCCTTTTATTAAGTAATTTCTAGGTTTTTCCATGATATATCCTTTTATTGTCATGTTAGTTTGAATGCCAGTATATATTATACTAGTTTAAAATTTACTCTTGGGTAAATTTACTTTTTGTGTCTGAAGAGATCGCGTAGTTCGTGAACATCTATATAGTCGAACCATTGCTTTCTTTTCTGACCTAATTTTATTCTTCTTTCGCGAGAACTTATTCCTGTCAAAAGAAAAACAAAAATCATAAGAAATCCTATTGCTAATAGCATTATAAGATTCCTTTATTTCCTTGAATAACATATCGAAGTAATCCATCATCATCATTCTCGATATACTTCCAATTATAATCTAATGGTTTCTTTTTGTGATCATCTGGATTATCATCACCGATATGTTCATCTGATAGTAGTTTTGTCGTACTCATGTAGTATCCTCCTATGGATGTTATGAATCTTTACTGACTATAGAGTATATCTATAGTATATTACGGACCCACACCCTATAAGGAGAGTATACCTTTGTCGGCTGTCGGTCCTGTGAAAGAATAACCCTTACGGGTTATCCTATCTTACTATTTCCTAAATACGTTATAGTTCCATCGTCATTATGGATCTGTTCATTAAATCCTCCATGATAACAACTAATAGTTCTATGCATACCTTTAGGATCTCCTTCTATTGCTACGCGTACTTCTATGTAGTCAGCGCCGAACGCAGGAGAGTTACTGAATGCCTTAAGTTGACGCTTAGTCATTATAGAATTCCATGTAACCTTATTATTTCTACCAGTTACTAGAGTTGCTGAGGAGTTAGGATCCTGTTCGAATTCTAGGTAGCTGATAGTTATGTCTACTGCATATGATTTTTCCATGATGTGTACCTTTCTAAGATTCATAGGCTGGGTGAGATTCTACAGACTTAAGATGATCACTGTCGTCCCAGTTATCATCGTTATAGTCTACCATGTCTTTTTCGATAGCTCTTATAGCTATGTATACAGGTTGATCTTCAGTATCTTCTATTTGAAGACCATACTCTTTATCATTATATCCTGTAAGACTACGTATTTTATCATAGTATTCTTCAGATACATTAACAGACAATGTGCCTAATGATATACCTTTCTTGAAATCTATGATTTGCGTTTTTATCTGATATTTATAATTCATAACAGTGTTCCTTTATAAAATTAAATTAATGTATTTTAAAATTTGCTCTTGGGCAAATTTGTGATCACGAGTGTGTTATGAGAGTCTACGAGAGTGCCGTGAGTGTGATTATGTGATCTCATTGTCGGCCTATGTCCCTGCAGGACCACCGCGATTCTCCCCATTCCTACTGTCTCCCAACCATCACTGCTAATACCTGCATCCAAAAGGACCCCAAAGGACACCCTCTGCCTCATCCTACGCGCTCTCGTCGCGCGTGTCGGTCCTCCCTAGCACTTATCTCCCATTTGTCGGTCCTGGAAATTTAAAAAGGCCCGACATTGCTGCCGGACCTTTGAGGGAATCCTACTTACTAGCTACTGCTTTGACCATATCAAGCTTGGATGGGTAGTAGCATTTGCTAACCTTGAGGCTAACAGTCTTGCCATCCTGCTTGAGCTTGGTGAACTCAGGGAGTTGGTACAAGCAAGCCATGAATTTGCCTTTGGTTGTACTAACTTCGACCATGTCTAGCTTCCAGCGAGGAGTAATGGTCTTCCCTGGAAATAGAGTTAAGTCCTTAACAGTGCATCTAATAATGTGGTTATCCATGTGATGTTCCTTTCATGATTGGATAATTAATTGTATATAATAATTTGCTCTTGGGCAAATTAAAATATGGTTAATGAGCAGTTTAATGTCATACTCAGGACAGGAGGCTATAGCTCTAGCACACTCTCAGCGTAGACAGATGCTTGAGCATAAGTCAGGTGAGGGTATTTAGCTAAGAGATATTTTATAGCGTCTAATTTATTCATGATGCGTTCCTTTCGATGAACAGCGGTTGAGTTAATGAGCAGTTTATTTATATAGTCTATGCTCAGGACTGGGGATCTATGCAGTTTAATGTCATACTTAGGACAGGTTGAGAGAGCAGTTTATTTGTATAGTCTATACTCAGGACTGGGGGATCTATGCAGTTTAATGTCATACTTAGGACAGGGTGAGAGAGCAGTTTAAGGTCTGTCTACTCAGGACCAGGGGAGAGAGCAGTTTAATGTCGGTCTACTCAGGACAAGGGAGAAAGTAGTTTGGTTTCTTACTTAGGAAAGATGTATGGAACAATTTGCTCTTGGGCAAATTGCGTGTAATCGGAAGAGGATGTTGAAGAAAGGTAGGAGTTGACTCTTCCTTCCTCCACCGCCTCCACCGCCTCCACCGCCTCCACCGTCCTCCACCGTCCTCCACCGTCCTCCACCGCCTCCGCCGACCCCTACCACACCCACCGACCTCCGCCGCCTATTGAGAGAAGCATGTCGGTCCTCTCTCCCTGCATATGTCGGTCTTCTAGTGCATGCCGGCTTCGATCAGAGCCTGCTTGCTTGCTTTTTTCTTCTGTCTAGTCGTTTGCCTTTCAGCAAACGCTCCCGGCGCTAAAAGCCGGAGTAGGGGGTCCAATCTACAGAACCGTATTCTGTCAAGAGTTATACATCCTTATTCAGTCTGTCTCAGCGTCACCCATACTCTCCTTTTAGATATTCGAGGACAACAAGGGGTACTATATATGGATAAGCAGCGTATTTCAAAAATACTAAAAGAAAAACAAAAGCGTGGGGACCTAAATAAGTATAAAAATAATTTCTCAAAGTTTGCAGAAGAGCAAATTAAAATTATAACTAAGGATGCGTCTCAGGGCTTTGTTCCTTTTAAGCTGAATGAGTGTCAACATATAATAACAGAAAAATTAAATGAACAACTAAAAGAAACTGGAAAGGTTAGAGCTATTATACTCAAAGCTAGGCAGCAAGGTATATCAACTTACTGTGCTGGTAGGGTATTTTGGAAATCTTACTTTACTCCTTATGCTAGATCAGTTGTTATGGCCCACGACTCTGCTACATCAGACGCTTTGTTTGCGTTGTCTAAGAATTTAATTAAACAAATGTCTGGGACATTAGCCCCTAGTGAGGTACGATCAAATGCTAAAGAGATTATTATTAACAGTCCTGCAATGCCTGATAAGGAAGCAACGTCATCCTATAGGTTATACACCGCCGGCTCACCGGAAGCAGGGAGAGGGACAACACCTACAATAGCACATCTTTCAGAGGTAGCTTTTTGGGGACATGATGAGAAGATCTTAGCTGGTTTGTTTCAAGGTATATCTGCAGCTGATGGTACTGAAGTTATTCTTGAGTCAACAGCTAATGGTGCGCAGGGGGAGTTCTATAGATTATGGAAGGGTGCCTTAAATGGTGAGAACGAATACATGCCAATTTTTCTTCCTTGGTTTTTAACTACAGAGTATCAAAGGCAGGCCCCTGAAGGTATGGAATTAACAATAGAAGAAGATAAATTAGTAGAAGAATATGGATTAAACAATGACCAACTATATTGGAGAAGACTTAAGATTGCCGAAGGTGGAGAACTTAAGTTTCAACAGGAATACCCAGCAACAGCTGACGAAGCGTTTATTGTTAGCGGATCTAACGTGTTCAACCTGGAGCGCTTGGATGCCTTACTACCCAAACCACAGCAGCGAAGGTCAGAATGGGACCCACATAGCAAGATGTTTGACGAACATAGAGAAGGAAACCTCTACATATACGACTTCCCTAAGTGGGAAGAGCCCTACGTTATAGGGGCGGACGTCTGTTTAGGTGTAGGTCAAGACTACTCTGCTTGTGTTGTTATGAATAAGCAGCGAGAAGTGGTAGCAACCTATAGGAATAACCGTATTGACCCTGCAATGTGGGGAGAGTTACTCTTTTATCTAGGAAGATACTACAATAATGCGCTATTAGCCGTAGAATCTAACTCTATGGGCATAGCAACTTTGCAGAAGTTGGAGTCGATGGACTATATTAACCTATATAAGCAGACAAAGATTGCAAATGTAAGTAATGATGAAGGTATTAGACTAGGGTTTAGAACTACATCAGGTACTAAACCGGCAATTATAGGAAATTTAAAGAACCTTATAGAAAATGAAGACATAATGATTCCGTCTGCGCAATTAATACAAGAATTAAGAGAGTTTATATCAACAAGTACAGGTAAAACGGAAGCAGCACCAGGATGTTACGATGATTTAGTTATATCCTTAGCTATATGTGCTGAGGTTTTACGTACACATTGGGATAGACTAACAACTAGAAACGTAAGCTTTAGCCAGAGGACAGCAGAATGGATACCAGACAACACCAAGTGGTTATAACAAATAAAATAGTAGATCAAGAAGAGGAAATATCTAACACATTAATAGATTATTTCTTTGAAGGTAGAGTACCTTCTGAGTGTGTCGGTTTATCTAAAGATATATACGCTAACCCTATGTTTAGATTAAGTTGGTACGAATGTTAGTATACTCTCCTTTTAGAACTCAAAACGTAAGGAGTACATTATGTATTTTGTATTAGCCTTGTTGTGTACAGACTTAGACAGGAGTTGTAGTCTGAGAGTATATCCAGACATACAATCAAGCTATGAAGCATGCTTTGAAACTAAGCAAGAGGTTAATAAAAAGCTATGGGAGTTTAAACCAGAGAATGCGTCGTCACTTAAGACGTGGTGCTTTATGATACCAGAGGACACTTAATATGAAATATTTACAATCAAGAAATAATAAAACTAAACTGCTATATATCCGTATGTGGGTTAAAACAGCTGTGTTTGTCTTATTAGTTTATTTGTTTGCAGCAAGTATAGGTCTTGCAGAAGGTTGTGATAGCAGTACAAATGCTAATTGTATTGAGACAAATAGTAATACTAACTCTAATGTTAACTCTAATATGACATCAGAGACTACAGTAAAGTCTCCTCCTCCATCAGCAATGTCACCATCTATTAATAACTCTAACTCAGATTTATGTACAGTAGGTGTAGCAGGTGCAGTGCAAACACAAATACTAGGAATTAGCGCAGGTGCTACAGTTAGAGATATGAACTGTGAGCGACTAAAGAATGCTAAGGTATTATATGATATGGGGATGAAGGTGGCTGCGGTTTCAGTGATGTGCCAAGATAAACGAATTTTCGCGAGTATGATGAACGCCGGGACTCCCTGTCCGTTCGATGGACTCGTAGGTAGTCCAGCTAAAGAAGCATGGAAGAATAACCCACATTTAATACCTGGAGCTAAAACAGGAAAGAATAAGGAGTGGTCAGATGAAGATAAGAATACTGCCAAAGGTGCTGCTGGCGTCGGCGGTTTGCTTGCTCTCCTCCTA